GATTGAAGACAGGAATCTCTTAGATCAAGAACTCGCCGCATCACAGTCCGAGGTCGCAAGGCTCAGGGCTGAAGTCCAAAGGGCAATCGAGGATAGAAACCGCATTGGGATCGAGATCCGAGGCGAGTATTTGCCTAAACTTAAGGAAACAAACAACGAGGTCGCAAGGCTCCGTGAGCTACTAAACCGAGCGATTGAGATTGCTGAAACAGCGTGTAAGTACCTAGATACTGGCGGCTGGAATGAGGACGAGATGTATTCTGGAAAAGATGGATGGGTAACGGAGACGGAGATAAATGAGGTGTGCGCCACCCTCGCCTCACTCAAATCTGAAATCAAATGACAATAACCGACACACCACGATGCGAAGCCGAACGCTTTGAAGCTCTTGAAGGCTCTGCACTTCGCAGGGACTGCGTTAAATTAAACTTCGCTAGACAACTTGAACGCGAACTAACCGCATCACAGTCCGAGGTCGAGAGGCTGAAGGAGCAACTAATATCCTTGACACCTAACAAAACCAATCAGTAAAATTACCGCAATTATGGGAGTTAGTAAACCACGCACTCAAGGCAAAGGAGATGGAAGACGCGACAACTTCAAGGCGTTCAGCGCCGGCATCGAAGCTATTCAGAAACCTTCAAACTGGAAACCTCACGGCGCCGTGTTTCTCCGCAAAAACAACCGAACCGTTGTCAAGTATGGGTAAGCCTCTCAAACCAAGACAGGAGAAGTTTGCCAAGGCACTTGCTACAGGGCTACCTCTTGCAAAGGCCGCAAAACAAGCCGGCTATAATCCTGATCCTGCCCATGCTTGCAGAAGGGCAAAAACTGCCAATGTTTCGCAAAGGGTCGAGGAATTACGCGCCATTGCAGAAGAGAAGCTAGAACTATCGCGTCAGGAGTACCTTAAAACTGCTTGGAGTCGCTACATCGAACTAGCACCCGATCATCCTGTTACCGCCAAGTACGGGGAAATGGTCGCTAAAGCCCAGGGATGGAACGAACCCGACAAGGTAGAACTCAATGGAGGAATGGACATCATCGTCCGCATAGGTGGCAAGACCCAAGATCATAGTTGAACTGGAACCACGGGATCAGTTCCGAGGCTACCTAGAGCGCGAAGAGCGTTGGGCTTGTCTCGTTGTCCATCGAAGGGGCGGCAAGACCTTTGGCTGCATCCAAGACCTCCTGCATAGGGCATTGACCCATCGCAGGGAAGGGCCGGCGCTTCGCTATGCCTACCTTGCCCCGACCCGTGACCAGACTAAAGACATTGCATGGGGGTATCTGAAGCAATTCACGGCACAGATCCCTGATGTCAAAGTCAACGAGGCCGACCTTCAGATCACCCTCCCGAACAAGGCGACGATCCGACTCTACTCCGGGGAAGCCTACGAACGTCTCCGAGGCATCTATCTGGATGGAGTCATCATTGACGAGTTTGCCGACATAGATCCCCAGGCATGGTATGCCGTCATCCGCCCCTGCTTATCCGACTACCAAGGATGGGCAACCTTCATCGGGACGCCCAAGGGTCGCAATGCCTTCTGGAGACTCTGGAAGGAAGCCACGGGCAACCCCGAATGGTTCACCCTGCAACTCAAGGCAAGCGAGTCAGGTATCTTGGACAGCAAGGAACTCTCTGACATCAAGCGGGGGACGCCGGCTCATATTTACGATCAGGAGTATGAATGCTCCTTCGATGTGGGTCGCCCTGGTGCGATCTACTCCAAGTCACTTGCCGAGGCCCGTAACAACCGCAGGATCAGTAACGATGTCCTTTGGTTCAAGGAGGCGCCCGTCTACACCTCCTTTGACGTAGGTGCTCCACTCAATCAGAGGTGCTGGATATGGCAGATGGTCGGAGACCGCCTCAACTTCCTAGAGGCATTGTCAGGAGGAGATGACTGCAAGACGCCGGCAGATTGGGCAGGCAGGCTTACCCAGAAGCAGTATCGCTACGGGGCGCATTTCATCCCGCATGACGCAGCACAGGAGAACGGAGGACTCTGGCAGGAAGCTCTCAAGCTCGGAGGTCTCGCCAATGTTGTCCCTGTACCACGGCAAATGTCAGTCTGGGATGGCATCAACCTAGCCCTCGACGCTTTCCCTCGCATCAGCTTCAACGAGGAAGGGTGCCGTGACGGGATTGATTCACTCGACGCCTACCACTCCAAGGAGGAACGAGATGGAGTCACTATCAAGAATGTCCCTGTCCACGATTGGTCTAGCCACGGTTCAGACTCATTCTCCCTAGCTCATCAGGCGATCAAGGCGGGGCTTGTCGTTGACCGAACAGCAATCGCAAGGAGACCGAGGCCGATGGGTCGCCCGGATGTCATCATGGGCTTCCGAGGAACTTGAAAAAAATGTTTCCTTTTTCAAGATGGCCGGCATATTCTGGCAACCCAACCAGAAAACATTCCGATGAAGATCAGCATTCACAGGCTCAATCAGCGTCTCGTCCGGGCGCGAAACCTACAAAAGCTGGAAACCTCCGAGTCCCAATGGCAGAGTGCCGTGCATGGCAACCAAGAAGACTCATGGCGGCAAGCGCAAGGGATCAGGCCGCAAGGCCGGCAAACGATCCGAGAGCAAGTCTATCTCCATGTTGTCAGAGCAATGGGAGAAGGTGGACAAGAGCCGGGGCAGCAAGCCCAGGGGCAAATGGATTGGGGATTTGGTCGATAGGGAGTGACGATGACGCCCGCTGAACAGGCGGCGGCAGTCTATCAACGGGAGCATTGCGCTAGGTCATTCAAGGAAGACCTAGAGGCTCACCTACTCAATGGTCATGTTCACTCCACCGATCAGTATTTCATCATGGGGCGCAAGGTTAGGAGGGACGCACCTCATGCCGACATCGTGAATCCCTGGGTCAAACATGAGAACCCTGATTGCTGGTTAGTCTACCTCCATGCCGGCAATATGAGACTCGCCTTTGAAGCGGCAGATGTCCGACTTCCCTTTGTCTGTTTTGAGAAGCGCAATCGCCTAAAGTTCTACACATGGGAAGAAATCCATAAAAGAACCAAGCGTTTCTTTGCATAATTCCTCTTGCCAAGTTAGTACGCGGATGTTAATTCCGCTTAATGCTTTCCAAGATTGAATCGTTTTTCGATGAATTAGTTTCGGCTCTCACGCCCGAATTGGCTATTGCCGGCGGTGTTCCTTACCCAAATGAGAACATTGATAAAAAGCCCACCTTGGCGCTCAACAAGGGTGGTTCCCCGCCTGCTCCTCCTGCCCCTCCGCAGATCAACATCCCCCCTCCGCCTCCGCCTCCCCCACCCCCGCCACCACCTCCGACTGCTTCCTCCGCTGACGTAGCGGCACAGCAGCAGTCCGCTTTGCAGAACAACGCCGGTCGCTTCGGATTCAAGGCTTCCCTCCTCAAGGACGGGAAAGCCGAGTCCTCCAACAGCGCCACGGGCAGCGGTTCCTTGCTTGGTTCCTAATCACGCATGGCGAAGACATCCGATGTTGTTGCCGAGTTGACTGTTCCTAAAAAGGAGAACAGCAAGAGTGAGCTTGCCGCCGGGATCGTCTCCCGTTGGTCAAAGCTGGAATCTGACCGCAACTATTGGATGAGTATGTGGCAGCAGATTGCGGAGCTTGTGATGCCCCGCAAGTCGTACATCCTCTGCACGACCATCACCCCCAACAGCGAACGCGAGGCCCGCCTCTACGATTCCACGGGAGTCCGCGCCAACCAAGTCCTTGCCGCAGGGTGCATGAGCTATATCACGCCGGCGGATTCCCGTTGGTGTTCCTTTGATGCTCCTAGCGAGATCGAGGATGGGGACGGTGTGCAGGAATACTTTGCCGAGGTGACGGAGATCGTCATGGAGACTCTTGCAAGGAGCAACTTCCACCAGGCGATCCATGAACTCTATCTGGATCGTGGATGCTTTGGTTCCGCCGTCCTCTTCGTGGAGCCGGGAGAGAAGCTGCCCATCACCTTCACCAACGTCGATGTCGGCACCTTCTGCATCTCCGAGAACTACGAGGGCTATGTGGACACCATGTTCCGCCGGCTGGAGATGACGACCCGCCAGTTGGTTCAGCAGTTCGGGATTGATAACGTCTCCGATGCCGTTCGCAAGTGCTACAACGATGCCAACGGCAAGGGCATGGACGAGAAGTGGAACGTGATCCACGGCGTCTATCCCCGTGAAGAGGGCGCAAGGAACAAGGGAAAGTATGACGGGCCGAACAAGCCCATTGCCTCCTGCTACGTCGAGGAGAAGAGCAAGCACGTTCTCCGCGAGTCGGGCTACGACGAGTTGCCCTTCATGGCGACGAGGTATCTGAAATGGCAGAAGAGCGCCTACGGGTGGTCGCCCTCCTGGGTCGCCATGCCTGACCTTCGTCAACTCAACTTCCTCCAGAAACAAATGGATGCCTTGGCAGAACTTGCAGCCTTCCCACGCATCCTCGCTCCCGATTCGCAGGAGTCTTCCATCGACCTCCGAGCCGGCGGAGTGACCTACTTCAACGCCGCAGATCCCAATGCCCGTCCTATCGAATGGGCTACGCAGGGTCGCTATGACATCGGCCTTGAGCGAGTGGCGCAGAAGCAGAACGACATTAAGGAAGCCTTCAGCGTTCCCCTCTTCCAAATGTTTAGCGCCGAGGAGTCAGCGGCACCGAATCGCATGACCGCAACGGAGGTCAATGCCCGGAATGCCGAGCGTCTGGCGCAGTTCTCTCCTACCTTTTCCCGTCTCACGACCGAACTCCTGACCCCTCTCCTCCAGAGGGTTTACGGCATCTTGGCAAGGAACGGTGCATTCCCCCCACCCCCGGAAGCTCTCATCCAACAAGGGCCGACGGGGGAACTCTTCATCCCCGAACCGAAGGTCAACTTCAACAGCAGGATCGCCCTTGCCGTGAAGAACATGGAGCAGGGCGCGACCGATGCGACCGTCCAGAGGGCAGCGGCACTTGCCTCTGTGACCCAAGACCCAAGCATCTTCGACAACTTCGACACGGATAAGATGGTCAGGGAAAGCGCCTTGGCCTCTGGCATGGATAGCGAATACCTCCGACCCCAGGAACAAGTCGCCCAGATGCGTCAGCAGAGGGTGCAGGCCCAGCAACAAATGCAGGAGATGCAGGCCCAGCAACACGCCGCCGAAGTTGCCGCCAAGGTGGGAGGCATCAAGGGAGATTCCGCAATGGTGCAAGGCGTTCAGTCCCAGATGGCTTCCATGATGTAACGACACCCAACCCATTCCGACCATGCCGACACTTACTGACAGAGACCTAGAGATCCAACGCATTGCCACAGCCTACGGGTATTTTGAGACCGACCCCGGCAAGCTGGTCATCTCCGACCTAGAGAAAGCCTTTGGCATCAATGTGCCGGCCTTCCTTCCCCAAGACGGCAGGGCATACGACCCCATTCACGCAGCTATCCGCGATGGTCAGAGGAGCGTTCTCCTCCACATGAAGGCCGTCGCAACCAAACACAACAATGGCGAGACCACAAAAAAACCCGACACCAAGCGAGACTAACAACCTCCCCGAACCAGAGCAGTCACCCCTCATGGGAGACCTGACCCCCGACTACATCCTCTGGTTCAAGAAGACGCACTCCCGCGAGGAGTTCATCGCACGATATTCCGAACGCATCCCGACCGAATACCCAACAACCCATCAAATCGACTAAATGATCACATCTGACGCCATTGCCGCAGACCCCGTGGACGGAAACGCCCTCTTGAGTCAGCAGGCTAACACCCCGCCCCCTAGCACCCCCTCGCCCATTGGGGATAACCTCCTCTCGACCCCTGCACCAGAGGCGCCGGCCTCCAACTCGCCTTGGGTCAATGACAAGGGAGAGTTTTCCGAAGGTTGGCTTGACCGCCTTCCGAAGGAACTATCCGAACACAAGCAGATCCTCGGTCAGTTCAAGGACATCGACGGGGCGCTCAAGACCCTTGTTTCGCAGCAGAAGATGCTCGGCAAGAAGGCCGATGCCATCCTGATCCCTGACGACAAGGCTACTCCCGAAGAGAAAGCCGCATTCTTGAAGAAGCTCGGTGTGCCAGACTCACCCGAAGCGTACCAACTCCGCCCCAAGGATCTCCCCGCCGGCTACGAGTGGGACGACTCCGTTGCCAAGGAGTTTAATGCCCTTGCCCATCAGAACGGAATCACCCCGAAGCAGATGGACGCACTCATGGGGCGCTATGCCGCCTTTGAGTCGCAGAAGGCCGAAGCCGCAGCCTCCCAGCAGAAAGCCGAGATGGAAGCCGGTCGCAAGACCCTGGCTGAAGCGTGGGGAGACAAGTACGATGTCGAGTTGAGCGTTGCCCGTCGAGCCGCACAAGTCGCCGGCGTCGATGTCAACTCCAAGGGGTTCTCTGACCCTTCGGTCGTCCTCGCCTTCAACCGACTCGCCCGGATGATGAGTGATGACAAGATCGTCAACTCGGACACAGCAGGAACCATGATGGCAGGCAAGGCCCGTGCGATGGACATCATGACCAATCCTTCCAACCCCCTGCATGGCAAGTATGCCTCCGGGGACAAGACAACCGCTGATCTGGTCTCTGACCTCTTGAAAAATGGATAATCAATACGACAACGAGCGCAAGGGCGTCCTCTTCCTCAAGGGAAGCGAGAACCCGAAAGCCCCCAAGTGGTCGGGCAAGATGACCCTTGGAGGCGTCGAGTACCAGATCGCCGCATGGGAGAAGATGTCCAAGTCGGGCAAGGAGATGCTGACCATCTCCATCACCGACAAGCCGGCAGGAGGCAGCTATGCCAATTCCCCAAGGCGTGACGACTATCCTCCATCCCCTGCTCTGGTGGCTCATAACAAGGCCAAGGCCAACGGCTACCAGAAGCAACACGAAGAAGACGACATTCCGTTCTGATCTTTAGCTTGGTTGGACGCAAGAAGCCCTCACCGGGAAACTGGTGGGGGTTTTGCTTTTGCGGAGAATAGCCCGATTATTCACCGCATAACACCCGATTGGGATGTCAGCTATAGCTACCGTTACCGGCCTTAATTTCCGCTAAAGGAAACCTTACTTGTTAAAGAAACGCATCGGTATCTTTAATAGCTAACAGAGTTGTTAAAGATTGGCAGACGGCAAATGTGTAAGTCGGAGGGGGATTTGAACCCCCATACCCTCTATTGGGAGGGATCTTGCCCCCTTTAGATCATCCGACAAAAATGGTCGGAGGAGGATCAGGTCGCTAGATTCAAGACCAGTTACCCATTGGGTCACGCCCGATCAAGAATCCCCCTCATTGCCGCCCCCGATTTATCGCGTCCAACCTTTCGATCAGAGCAGTGGTTCACCGAAGATCCCCACGAGATATTGGCACAGCCCCTTGGAATCGAACCAAGCCAGCAAGATTTGGAGTCTCGCTCGCCCGCCTTGGAACATTGGACTGCGGTTAGACTCTACAAATTATTTCAGAAACCGCAATCTTTTTGTGCGAATTATCGTTGACGGGTTAGGTGAGTGATGTTAGTTGCTTGAAATAGACAAACCGAGAGGCAACCCCTCTAGCGATTGCTAGGCGTGGATCTGTGTAGGTTGGTCATCCCCGAAGTTAAGTGATCCCGTAAGGGACAACCTCTTGTTCGGTTTAGTCAGTATCCTACACAACCCCTAACACACTAACATTATGCTTCAGATCCCCGATCACTACGTTATCCAGTACGAGACCAACTGGCAGCACCTCCTTCAGCAGATGGAGTCCCGCCTCAAGGAGAAGACCAAGTTCGTCAGCGCCTCTGGTGCCGCCGTCCGCTTCAACCAGTATGGACTCACCTCCATGTCCCAGGTCACGACCCGGAACGCTTCGACGCCGACCGCCAACAGCGATCTGCCGACCCGTTGGGCGTATCCGACTCCCTACGACATCGCCAATCGCTTCAGCGAGTTCGACAACCTCTTCCTCGGAAGCGTTGTCCTGCCCACCTCGGAGTGCATGCAGTCGCAGGCCGCAGCTTACGGGCGTCTGGTTGACAAGATCCTCATCGATGCCCTCACCGCATCCGCGACGATCACCAACACAGCCAACACCTCCGCTGGTTTTGGTCTGAACAACACCACAACCACCGTTGCCCTCCCCGCAGGACAGACGGTTGCTGTGAACTACGTCCCTGCCGGCGGAACCGCTACCAACAGCGGTCTCACCATCGGCAAGCTCCGCGAGGCCAAGCGCATCCTTGATGCGAACGAAGCCCCCGCAGAGGATCGCGTTCTCATCGTGAGCGCCAAGGAGATCAGCGATCTTCTCGGCACGACCGAAGTGACCAGCAATCTGTTCAACAGCGTCCGCGCCCTTGTGGACGGCGATGTCGATCAGTTCCTTGGGTTCAAGGTTGTTCGCTCCGAGCAGCTTGGACTCGCCTCGAACGTCCGCACTTGCGTGGCCTACCACAAGAATGCGGCGGTCGTCGTGGATGGCGGCAAGAAGTCCTACATGGACGTTCTGCCCACCCAGTCCCATGCCCTCCAGATCCGCTCCACAGCGGTTCTCGGTGCGACCCGTCTCCTTGAGAACGGCGTCGTGAGCATCCTGGCCGACACCACCAAGTAAGTAATCACAAGTCGGGGGTGGGGCGTCCAGCGAGGCGTCCCACCCCTTTCTTTTACAACTCGAAAAACTATGGATTCCACGACCATCTGCAATCTTGCCCTCTCGAAAATCGGAGATCAGATGATTATGTCGTTGGACGATCCGAGCATTGAAGCTCGGTTCTGCAAGCTGCACTACTCGACAACGCTTGCCTCTTTACTGCGGATGCACGATTGGAATTGGGCCGTGGGCATGACCCAACTTGCCCAACTTTCCACGCCTCCCCCCTTTGATTGGGATTACTCCTACCAGCTTCCCTCTGATTTTGCCCGGATTCTGACGCTCAACGCTTTTCAAGCCAATGAGCCTTACTGCAACTTTGACATCATTGGTGACAAACTGATGACCGACGAAAGCAGCGCCTCCATCACCTACGTCAAATCTGCCGTTGACCCGAACCTCTTTGACCCGATGTTCGTGGAGCTACTGGCGCTTGCCATTGCCGCGAAGCTCGCCAAACCCCTCGGAGGGTCTATGGACATCAAGCAGCGGTTGGAAGGTGACTTCAAGCAGATGCTTGGGGAAGCCCGGAGGATCGACGCACAGGACTCCTATCCCCGCCGCAAACCAATGTGGCTTAACTCCGACCTCGTTCAGTCACGCTACAACGGCATCTACTGATGATTTCACAACTGATCTCGTCATTTAATGCGGGTGAGTTCAGCCCGTACCTAGAGGCGCGGACGAATCTCGAAAAATACCGCAACTCCTGCAAGGTACTGGAGAACTTCGTCATCACCCCCTACGGGCCGGCGAATCGTCGCGCAGGGACAGAGTACCTTGGATCGGCAAAGACATCGGCAACGAGGTCGCGCCTGATCGGTCTCGACATCTCCGACACCAACCACATCGTCATGGAGTTGGGTGTGGGCTACATCCGCTTTTGGAAGAACGGGGCGCTCATTACCAATAGCGGAACCCCCGTCGAGGCAGTCCAAGTCGATTACCTCAATGCCTTAACCGGCCTGACGCCCGTTCACCCTTACCAAGAGGCAGACCTCCGGGCCGTCCAAGTCGTCCAGATCAACAACCTTGTCTATCTTTCCCATCCCTCCTACCCGCCGCAGCGTCTCCGCCGTCTGTCAGATACTTCTTGGCAGATTGGTGAGGTTCCTTTTGGAGACGCCTCCATCAAGAATAATTGGGCGCCGATGCTCGATCAGAACGTCACGACGACGACGCTCACGCCTTCTGCGACTACGGGAACGGCAATCACCCTGACCGCATCCACGGGAACCTTCCTAGCCGGTCATGTCGGGAGCTACTTTGAACTAGCACACCCCAACCCCGTCACCTTCATCAGTCAGGACATCACTTCCGCAAATGCCACTAGCGGAAGAATTACCGTCTTGGGTAAGTGGAGCCTCCAGACCTTCGGCACATGGAATGCCCAAGTGGACTTGCAAGCGTCCACCGATGGAGGAACAACATTCAAGACCATCCGCACCTACAAGAGCAATGGCGACTACAACGCCACCTCCAGCGGAGAGGAGACTGTTGAAACCCAATTCCAACTCAAGGTCAGCGGATTTGTGTCGGGAAGCACGGCACCCCGTGTCATGCTCACCCCTCTTGACCCGACCCTCCGGGGGTTGGTCAGGATCACGGGATTTACCAGCAGCACCTCGGTCACGGCACGGGTTCTAAAACCACTTGGAGGCACCGGCGCCACCTCGCAATGGCGCGAGGGAGCTTTCTCCGCAGTCCAAGGCTACCCTGCCGCAGTCGCCTTGCACGATAGTCGCATCATCTATGCCGGCACAGGGAGCAATCCCTCCTCGCTTTGGGGCAGCTACTCCAACGACTTCCAGAACTTCAGACAGGGTGCCTATGACGCCGACTCATGGTTCTTCACCTTGGCCTCCACCACGGGAGGTCAGATCCAATGGCTTGTTTCCAAGAGCGCCCTCCTGATCGGCACGACCCTTGATGAGTGGAGTATGCAGGCGAGTGACCAGACCCGCCCAATCACCCCGACCAATGTCAACGTGCGCCAGCAGTCACACTACGGGTCATCACCCCTTGGGGCGCAGATCATCAACGACACGGTTCTCTACATCCAGCGGATGAACCGCAAGATCAGGGAACTCATCTACACCTGGTCAAGTGAGTCTTGGGTATCCAATGACATCACCGCCCTTGCCGAGCATACGACCCGGACAGGCATCGTTGAGAATGCCTACCAGAGAGTGCCTGACGCGATCCTCTGGTTCGTGAGAGGAGATGGTCAGTTGGTTTCGATGACCTATGAGCGTGAACAGCAAGTCGTCGGATTTGCCCGTCACATCACCGATGGAGTGGTGGAGAGTGTCGCCACGATCAATGGCACCAATGCCGAGGATGAAGTCTGGCTACTGGTGAGGCGCACGATCAACGGGGCAGCAGTCCGTTATGTGGAAAGGCTCAAGCTCGGATTGCGTGATGCGCTGGACACCGCAGATAAGAGCAACTGGTGGTATGTGGACTCCGGGGTACTTCGGACATTCGGCACACCCACCGCAACCATCACCGGCCTCTCTCACCTAGAGGGCAAGGCAGTCTCCGTCTGGGCAGACAACGCCGTGGGGTCTCTGATCGTCTCGCAGCCTACCGTAGTAGGGGGGCAGATCACCTTACAGATCCCTGCCTCACGGGTGCTGGTCGGACTCCCCTTCACCTCGACCTTGGTTCCGCAGCGAGTCGATACCAATTTACAGGACGGCACAAGCCAAGGCCGGCGCATGAGGATTCCGCGCATCAACCTCAAGGTCTATCAGTCCACAGGCGGGGAACTCTCCACCGATGGCGTGAATTGGTTCCCTCTGGTGAGCAGAGTCTTGACCGACAACATGGATTCCTCTCCCCCCGTGCTGAATGGATACGAGAGGGCTTACGCTTCATCAAATTGGGCCGATGGGGTGGATCTCTATGTCAGGCAGACCCAACCCGTTCCATTCACGGTTGCCGCCCTAGTGGTCAACTTTGAGGTGAGCGAGGCCACGCAGAACTAACTTACTTGCTTTTTCTCTTTAATTCGCATACGAAATCACTCTTAAATGGAGCTTATTAACATCATCAGCTTGCACAAGCAACCAAAGGAGGCGTCATGTCTGCCTTCGGTATAATTGCTGGCATTACTGGTGGCCTAAAGGCGGGGGCCGGCATCTTTGGCGTTGATGCCGAGACCAATGCCGCAAGATCCAATGCTCGCCTAAAACGAGCAAGCGCCCAGGCACAAGCGCAGATTTCCAGATACCAGAACGAACTCAACTACAAGGTGGCAATGGCGCAGAGTCAGCAATCCGCCAACAATGCCAAGGTTCTTCACCAGTACGCCCGTTCGCAGGAGGTACAGGGGTTTGAGCAGATTAACCGATCATACCAGCAGGAGGAGATGGTTGCGAGTGCTGTAGAGGCCCAATACGGAGCAAGCGGGATTGCCGCCGACACGGGAAGCCCTCTCATGGTCGAGGCCCACAATGCAGGCATGGCGCAACTTGCGCGGATGGATTCAGCTTACAAGACGAACCTCTCCGCCTTGGATACCGATTGGAAAGGTAAGATGGAAACCTACCAGAGTCAGGTGCAGGCAGAGATGGCGAAGCAGTACCAATACGGAATGCAGATGGCGGATTGGGAAGGTGGGGCAATGGCAAATGCCGCCTATAACAACGCCATGACCGCAGCCAACAACGCCCAGATCAGCGGCTACCTTGATGTTGCCACAAGCCTTCTTTCCGATGGCATGGGCATGATGAAACCAAGCACCGCTAAAGCAACTCGCTAACCATATGGCTGTTATCAGACTAGAAGATATCCCCAACGCTCCCGACCTTTCCTCAATGTCGGCTCCGCAAGTCAACAACGTCAACTTGCCAAATGTGGAACTTGGCGGCGCAAGGGCGGTAGTTGCCCGTGGGTATGATGCCGCAATGCAGAACCCAGCAAATGCCGGGGCCATTGCCAATTCCATCTACAAGGGCGCTGATGCTGTCTACAAAGGGGCCAAGACCCTAGCCGACAAGCAGCAGGAGCTAAACGACAATGCGACATGGGCCGAGTTCTCTACCAACTACGATTCACAGAAATCGCAACTTGAGGAATCACTCGACAGATCGCGCCCCGAAACATGGGCATCATCTTACGCCAACTTCCGAGCCAAGAACGTCGATCCCGCATGGCAGGCACTCCCTGTATCGGTTCAGCAAAAAAGATACGCCGACTACCTAAATCTGACATCCAAGGATCAGGTCAAGATTGGGCAGGATGCATTCCAAGCAAGAATTGCGGGAGACATGGTGAAGCAACAAACGCATATCAACTTGCTTGTGGAAGCCGGCAAGTTTGAAGATGCCAAAAAATCACTAGAGGAGATGCGCCAGTCGCTTTCCCCACAGCAATACGAGACCTCGTTAAGTAAACTGAACACCTCGGAACAGCTTGGGAAACTCAATTCCATGATTGATCTACGTCCTGATGATTGGGCCGCGAAGTTGTCTGATGTGTATGCCAAGGATGAGCAGATCCCAGGAATGTCAAACATCTCCAAGGATCAACTTCCTAAACTTATCCAACACGCCGAGAACGTCTCCAAGATTCAACAGGAGCAGAACTTCAACAGCATTTCATCTTCTGTTTCAAACGGGGAGATCCAGTCGGTTGTAGATATAGAGAAAGACCCAAGGTTCTCAAAAATCAAAAACCCGCGATTCAAGGAGTCATTAAAGGAAGCTGTTGCGGATAGGTGGCTTGATACCAAGGCCGGCGAAGCATCATCAAAGTCTGCCATGCTTTCCGTGAAATCATACCCGTCATCAGATGATCCCGTCACAGAAGCTATGGAGCTTCGCAAAACGATCAATGATAGTGTCCCCTCCAGCTTCCGAGATGCCGTCAACAAGGCGCTTGATTCCAAGATTAACGAGATGGCTTCCAATGGCGGCAAGCTCAAGCCAGAGACCGAACTGATCCAGTACGGTACGCAGAGGCTTTCCGTTGCCCGTGATGGTGGTGTCTTTGGCAAGTTCTACTCCGACAAGGAGGTAAAGGATGATTCCTCTGGAAAGAAGGCCAAGGCAAACATCGACGCCATGAAGCAGATGGAGGATGTGGAGCTTCAGCTTCGCAACTCCGGGGCAAAGACCCGCGCAGAGGCCGACAAGGTGATTGAAGAGGCTACTGCCGCCGGTCGCGCAAAGCAGGCCGCAGGAGAGATCGGCAATCAGAAAGGATGGTTTGATTTCCTCAAGAGCAGGAAGAAGGACGAACCAGTTTCCCCCGCCGGCAAGATCACCAAGTACGGATACGAAAAGCCGGGAGAGAAGGACTATGATTCCAATTCTGCCCGTGGGATCGGAGCCGCAGATAACCAACTGACCCCAGGTGAAAGCGTTGCCCTTTCCCCCGACCTAGAGAAATCAACAGGGGCAAAGATTGGCGATAAGGTCGTAGTGACCCTATCCAATGGAGAGAAGATGGTGAAGCGGTTCGATGACCGCACCAGCAAGCGCCTCAAGGGTCGCGTGGACATCTACTCACCAGACGGCAATCAACCCCTTGACGGGGTACGGGTCGCCAAGGTGGAGAAATACACCGAGGACGGCAGTAAGGGATAACCTACTTGAAGGTCAGCACCGAGGCGGTCTTGCCATCGGGCAGAGTGATGAGGGAGTAATCCACCTTCATAGGGGCAGCCGCCTCATCGTTTGAACGAATCGTATCCGACATTTTAGGGCCAGCATTAAAACGATCACAACCCTCTTTAAACTCCGCAATGTTTCTACGGATGTCTTCTGGCGTGAAGATAGGTTCCGCCACCGCATTCCCAACGAGAAGCATCGCAATGAGTATCGTCGTCTTCATGGTTCCAATATCGCCCCGCTAACAGGGTGGCGTCAACCCCCTTTTCGGATTGCCTTTATCTAGCATGATGTTAGTAAGTTAGGCTTTCATGCCTCCAGAAGACCTAACTTCCTCCTCCCCTGCCGCCCCACAGGACGACTCCGCGTTTCTGACATCCCCCGCCCCCACCCCGGAGCAGGCACCCGTATTCGCTGACAGGATCGCCCTTGACCAGACCCTTCAACAACCTTCGATGGCAGACCGCATTGCCGTGGATGAGGAGGAGAACAAGAGGCAGCGCCTAGAAAATGAGCGCAAAAGGATGAAGGAAGTTGACCTTTTATCCAAGATTCTCCCCGACACAAAAAGCCAGACAAAGGAGATGGCAGGCATCCAGACGCAGGCCAATGCCCTGATTGACCCGAAGCTCTACACCGACATGACGGTGAACTGGAGGGCAACTGCCGCACTCATGGGCAAGCCCCTGGACGAGTTGGACGCCACGCAGTACGGGGACTACAAGGCGCAGATTGCGGTCAAGCTGAACAAGCCGGCACCCAAGTCAGAGAGTGAGTATCGTTCCATGCTCTCGGAGTATTTCGTCAAGGAGAAGGGCAAGGACACGGCACTCAACGAACTCTACGGCAATGTCGTGCTGAAGGCTTTCCAAGACACAGGGATGGGCAAGAACCGCGCAATGGTCGGGCTTCCCACCGAGTATGTGAAGCAATGGGAGGAGCAGCACAAAGACCTGATTGGAGGTGATGCCGGCTTCCACGCACAGGCTAACAGGGTCTACAACCAGACCCTCAAGGACATCGAAAGCATCCGAGGCAAGGGTGCTGAAACATTCTCCGCCCTCATGGATTTCACGCAGGGCAAGGCCGATGACGAGCGCATCGCCCAAGTTGCCGAGCATCTATCCTCCTCCACCCCGGAGGAAAGGCAGAAAGTCTACTCCTACATCGGGCTTGCTGCCGAGGCGGGTCACATTGACAGGGCAGGCATAGAGCAGTTTGCGATCAACATGGGTCAGTCCTTCTCCCGTGGTTTTGACTTCATTCCGCAGGGAACCTTGCAATTACAAGAGGACGCCTTCCGCGAGATGCGCGACACACTCGCCACGGGCAAGGTCTGGCTACGCAGGAGGGAGGGAACCCCCACCCTCAACGATGTATTCCGCCCCTCGCAGGCAGTTGTAGGTTCCGCGATCAACATTGACATGACGGGACGGGAGGCCACTCCCGAAGAGGTGGCAACCCTCAAGGCAGAGGCGGAGAAGGATCTTAAGACCTTCGGCGTCATCCGCGAGCTTCGCAACGCAGCCAAGAGCAGCGTTGATCCGATCAGGCCGGTCTTTGAAGACTCTGCGATTGAGCGTGGAGCATACGGGCTTGCTGGTTCACTTGGCATCATGGTTCCCGTAGCGATCAACCCCGCAATAGGGATGCTTGCATACCAGGCGCAAGAGTATGACCGCATCATGCTTGAGAACCCCGACATTGATTCCACCTTTGCCAAGGGGCTTTCGCTTGTGGAGGGTGCCGGCAATGCCGCCTTGGATCGCCTCCAGTTGGGCGCGATCAACGGAAAGCTCCCCGTCTTTGGTGGTCTACTGAATGGCATCAAGAACAACGGCATCCGCAGGGTGCTGACTACGGTTGGCGTCGAGATACTTGAGCAGAACTTACAGGAGGGGGCGCAGGATCTTATTGCACCCCTCACCGAGACGATGGCAGCAGCACTCCGCGAGGATATGCCTGACAAGGATTTCGGGGAACTGATGAAGGATTATGTGGGGAGCCGCGCAGAGACCTTCTTTGCCGTGCTTCCCCTCGCCCTCCTTGGTGGAGGTATCGGGACGTATCGTGACCTCAAGAACCCGGCAATGCAGTTGGCAGACAAGCAACTTGCAATGGCTGGATTCGGGCCTGCCCAGAGGGACTACATCAATCAGGCATCCTCACTTGAGGAGAAGGCTACCCGTGTTGAGCAGGAATGGAGCAAGCGCACCGAGCAGGACATCGCCGCAGGGAAGGAGCAACTTGCCGCCTCCATTGCCGAGGCTAGGTCGCAGAAGGCCGGCGACACCGTTGAGGTGAATACCAAGGCAGACGGCACAAGCGAATGGATCGTGCGTGACCCTGCCGGCAAGGAGGTCGCCCGTGTCGCAAGCGAGGATGAGGCAGTCACCATCATTGCAGACCGAGGCGAAGCCGAGATCAAGAGTCAGGCCAATGTCGTTGCCGACCTTCTGGACTCCGATTGGAGGAAGGACAAGCTCCCGAACTTTGAAGCGCAGTTCGGTGGCGAAGTCACCCCGGAGCAGTTGCTCAAGGATGCCGAGGCCAAGGGTGACAAGAAGCTCGTCGAGTCCATCAAGGCATCCATCGAAGCTCACGGCAACGACCCTGCCGAGTTGTCCAAGCTCCGTATTCTGGGAGAGTCATGGGTGACACCCTATGCCGAAGGGCAGTATAAGGCTTTCGTGAAGCTGAATGAGGGATCAACCGCGCAGGACGCCTTTGAGGAGATCGTTCACAACATCTTTGACATTGATATTGCCGAGGGCCGCATCACCAAGGAGCAGGCTCGTGAATGGGTCAGTCAGACCGCCGCCGCCGGCGTTGCAGGATACAAGTTTGGAACCGATGCCGAGGTCAGAGAGAGCATGGCACAGATTGCCCAGGACTTCGCCCGTAACAAGATTGACCAGACCAATCTCCCCTCCTCTTTTGTGGCGTTCCTCAAGAAACTCTACACCGAGTTTGTGGAGTTTATGCGTCGAGCCAAGCTGCTAGATCAAGCATTTGCGGAGGGCAAGATTGATGCCGAGTTTGAACGTTACCTATCCGAGAAGATCGGCTTAAGTGACGCCACCATGATTGAGCGTGAGGTCAACAGGATTGAGGGAGAACAGGGTGGTGGACAGCAACTAGACCTCTTCCAAGACTCCCGCGCCACTCCCGAAGCAGGAGCAGATGTCCGCACGGTTGGAGACACCAAGATCGTCGGGCCGACTAGCTTTGCTATCCGCGCCTACCACGGAACCCCGCATGAAGTTGACCGATTCTCTACGGAGAAGATCGGCACAGGCGAAGGGGCACAAGTCTACGGATGGGGGCTTTATTTTGCACAAAACCGCAATGTTGCCCAAAACTACAAAGAAAGACTTACCAATGGCACATTGATTTTGGATGGCGTTTCCGCAATGGAAAACCGCACAAAAACAGGAAATCTAATATGGGGCCATGCAAGCGAATACTTTGCATCTGGTTACAAAACCAAAGAAACCTTGCTAGGAAAGCTCAACAACGCACGGAAATTTGAAAAGGACGGAGGCAATAAATACTTCCCTGATTCCGATTACATCCAAGTCATTGATGCTCTTGAGAATACAATAGAATTATCTTTGAGAGACGAAGGCAACCTCTACACCGTTGAACTTGACGCAGAGGATCACGAACTTCTGGATTGGGATAAGCCTTTGAGTGAGCAGAGTGAGGAGGTGAGGAAAGCGTTGGAGTCGATTATCAAAGATCGCACGGCAACAGAAATTGCCGATAGCTACCTAAAGGAAGCAACCGCACAGGGAGCAACCATTTACCAACTTGTTGCAGGCTCTTTTGGTGAAAGGGAAGGGAAAAACGACATAGCCCAAGCATCAGAGGCAATGGCATCCCTCGGCATCAAAGGCATCCGCTATCTGGATCAGGGAAGTCGTTGGAAAAACATTATCCCGATAAAGCAATCCGATGGTTATCATGCTTTGATCCAGTTGCAGGATGGTACTGAAAAAAGCGTTGGGCCGTTCCAAACGGCAGACGAAGCATCAGAGGCCGCGAGGAACAACCAAGGCACCCACAACTTTGTCATCTTTGACGGCAAGCACATTCAGATCACCGAGAAGAATGGGCAACCCGTCAGCGTCGAGGATGTCCCCGTGGATGGCGACACCTCCTTCTCCATCCGCGCCCGTGACGAGGCATACGATGCGGCAGTCAAGGCAGGCGACGAGGCAGAGCAGCAGAGGCTAGTTGATGAGGCCGCAAAGGAGGCGGGGTATGAGGTTGGGCCTGTTTATCATGGGACGCCTACAGGGGGATTTGATGTTTTCCGTGAGCAACCAACCTATTTTGCAGGCGAAAAAGCAGATGCCGACATTTACCAATCCAGCACCGCAAGCAGTATTCGTGTTACTGGCACACCAGACGGAACACCAGAAACCAAGAAGGTATTCTTAAAGGCCGATAATGTCTTTGACACTCGCAAGCCAAAAGATCGCAAGCGTTTTGAAAAAGAGTTTTTGGGCAAGTCTGGCGAAGAGTGGGGAAGCAATGGCACACCAATAGGAGACCGTGGGTTGCCAGACTGGACAGATGGCCGTGACCTAGTGGACTGGATTCAAGAAGAGGGGCTTTCCTACGATGCCCTTGCTTTAGATGAGGGTGGATTTCCTCAATCCGATGGGACAGTTAGAGTAAAAGGAGCGTCCGTTGTCGTCTGGAAGCCTCACCAAATCAAATCCGCAGACCCAATCACCCGTAACGAGGCAGGCAACGTCATCCCGCTTTCGCAGAGGTTCAACTCCGAGAGCAACGACATAAGGTTTTCGATTCGGGAGGTGGATGAAGCGCAAAGTTCCGCAGAGAAAAGCAATGACCTTGATGCAGGGCAACGGTTGGCCGATGCGGTAGCTAAAGTTGGAGGGTACGAGGTAAAGGCCGCACACGGATCTTCCGTTAGATTTAACAAGTTCAGCCACGAGTTCGGAGGGTATGCCACGGACGCAAATAGCGCAAAGGGGGCATTCTTCTTCAGTGATGGAGAGAGGACACCCAGGGCGTACGCCGTCTTTGCCGCAGAAGAGGGGCCAATTAAGGAACTTATGCGTAAGGCAGATCAAGCCGAAGCAAAGGGGGATTGGGACGCTTACGATAAGTTTATACAGCAAGCGGAAGAAATGTCCGTGGGCGAGATGGGGGCAGATGCAACAAGGAAGCGCCGAGAGAATGCGTCTGTCTATAACGTCTACCTCAAAGGCAAGTTCTTAGAGATGGACGCAGAGGGAATGACCCCCGCTGAATTAAGCCAAGCCAAGCAGTTTGAGGAGTTTGACGGCAGCATTACGGCAGCACTCAAGGATGCAAAAGCCAAGGGTTATGACGGGGTAGTTATCCGCAACCTAGATGATGCCCCCAACCTTACTGAAGTATCTACGCATTACGCCGTATTCGACCCTTCAAACATCAAGCTATCAGATCCCTTCACCTACGATGACAATGGGGAACTTATCCCGTTGTCCAAGAGGTTTGACCAGACTAACGAGGACATCCGCTTCTCCATCCAATCCCAGGCGCAGATTGATCGTGTCAACAAAGCAGTCGCAGATACCACGCAGTTTGCCGAAGGGCGCATGGCACTCTACGAAAGGGCTAAAGAGCGTTTTAAGGCAGTCCTCGCAGAGAATAAGGACATCCTCGACGCACTCAAGGAGGGAGGCACTGCCCCAGAGAAGATCCGCAGGGCGAAGCTCATCCAAGGCATTGCCGAGCTAGAGGTCATCCTCCGCCAGTTGCCGGCAGAGGTTCGCGGCAAGGTCGGAGGGTTCGGCGTCCTTGCCCGCGGGGGAACTGGTGACACCTTCCTCGCCAACTTCTTCCGTGATCGCGTCCGCATGATCGACGAGCAGTTGGAGAAGTACCTCTCCAACGAGTACGACGAGGAGCTTTACAGGATCTTTGAGAGGGCGAAGCCCAAGAAGGACAAGCCAGGTGAAAAGCCCAAGGGCATCGGCGCCGACATCCAAGACCTCTTTGCCAAGGTCAAGGAAGCCCAGAGGTGGAGTGCAGAGGAGATCAATGCCCACCTTGCCGCGATTGATTCACGCATTGATTCCGAGGATCTATCCCCATCGGATGAGGCTCGCCTGATCCGCGAGGCCGACTTGATCGGTCTAGTCGGGGGGTGGAGGAACAAGGATTCCAACGCCAAGGCCCATGCCATCGCTACGCTCAAGGAGACTTGGGCCAAGGGTTACTACAACTTCATTCTCAAGAAGACGCAGGAGAAGGAGCAACGGGAAGCCGACCGCATGGAAGCCATCGCCGCAACCGGCAAGGAGGGTGTCCTAGCCGAGCGTCAGGAGGCCGACAAGAAGGAGAATGGCTGGAAGGGCAAGTTCAAGAAGGGTTACTTCAACCTTATCGGATGGGATCAGTTCGTCTCTGTCCTCTTTGGTGAAAAATCCGATATTGCGACTCGCCTAGCCAATGGTGAGCGCAACGCCAACTCCCAGAAGGAAGACGCCACGCAGTCCAAGATGGACGAGATTTCCAAGTTCTTTGCGGGGCTTGCCGGCAAGGACAAGCTCAAGGGGGAACAACTCCGCTGGAAGATGGCGCAGAAGTCTCTCAAGCCGTTTGAGGGGACACGCTGGAGCAATCTGGAGTTCTCCGAGATGGAGGCAGTCGCCGCGACGATGCTCTGGATGCAGGAGGATGGGAAGCGGCACATGATCGGCAAGCTCGACGATGGAGGGAAGCCCATCTCCGCATGGAACTACACGCAGGAGTTTGTTGACCTTCTGGAAGCCAATCTCTCCAAGGAGGCGAAGGCGCTCCGCGACTTCCTCCTCAAGAAGTACGACACCGAATACGACTCAATTAATAAAGTCTACAAGGCGCTCAACGGGATCAATCTCCCCAAGATAGCGAACTACTCCCCTGTCACGGTTGCCCCCGTGAATGCCCCCGCTGGAACTGCTATCGACCCTGTAACGGGAGGCGTCATGGCGGCAAGGGGAACCTCTCCCGGCGCGCTCCGTACCCGTGGGCAGGCGATTGCCGAGCCGAAGTTCCAAGACGCCCTCCAGACCTACATTGCCCATACGAAGCAGATGGAGCATTGGAAGGCTTACGCCCCCTTCATGGCAGAGGCCAACGGCATCCTCCGCAACCGCGATGTCCAGAATGCTATCGAGGCCAAGGGTGGCAAGGAAGCCAAAGCAGTCCTCAACACCTGGACAGACCTCTTCTCGCAGGGTGGAGTCCGTAGCGCAGAGGCGCAGCTTGGACTATCCAAGGACATTTCGGAAGCTGGAGGCAGGGCGGCACGGGTCGCCCTTGTCGGCAGGATCGGCACCATCATCATTCAGTCCACGCAGCTAGGGGCGGCACTCGCAGAGATGCCTACCGGCGCCTACATCCTCCGCATGAGCAAGCTCCTCTCTGGCAATCTGGGGTGGAAGGCGGCATTTGAGTCTGACTACATCCAGCGCCGACTGAACGAGATGCCCCCCATTGTCAGGCAGGCGGTCGAGGGGCTGAAGTCGGATCGCCCGAATGTCGTGAAGTCTGCCGTCGAGAAGCTAGGTCGCCTCATTTCCGGGGCCGATGCTCTCTTCACCGCAGGCACCTATGCCATCACCTACGACTACCACCTCAAGCAGGCGAAGCAGATGGGTATCCCCTCCCCTGAAGCATACGCCAAGGGTGTCGCAGAAAGGGCCGTGGACAAGCTCGCTCAACCTACCCGCATGGGCGCAAGGTCGGTCATTGAAAACACCTCCACGGGGCTTATCCGCAACTTCTGGGCCTTTGCCTCCGAGTCGCGCAAGAACCTAGGGCTTGCCGCTTATGCCATCAATGTCCAAGACCCTGCACGGATCGGCAGGACATTGGTTTCCTTGGTTGTCCTCAACTCCCTCCTTGGCAATGTCATCCGCAACGCATGGAGTGACGCGAGGGACGACGACGATGACGAGTGGTTTGACGAGAAGCATTGGGGGCTGAAGCGGATGCTGGCCTCCACGATGGTTGACTCCATTCAAGTCAGGGGCATCCCCGTCCTTGGTGACGCCATCAGCACGGGATTCTATGATGCCGTGAACCAGTACCACCAGACAGGCTCCCTGATTAACTTTGGCGGGTTCATCCGGGCCATGAAGCACATCCCCAAATATGCGGAGGGAGACGCCGATTGGGAGATGACCTTTAAGGATATCGACGGGATCTTGAGCGTGGGGGGCTTGTTCAACGAGAGCATTGCGGCGGTGGCTTCCCTGTCCCATCTCGCTACCGATGCCTTCGGAGTTAGTAAGAACGCAAAGAAAGCAGTTACCGGCGACTAACATTCCTCTTGCCGAGCGCACTAACTTTAGTTAGTAGTAGCGGCAATGTCCGTTTCGACAACGTTTTCTCAAGTAACCTACGCTGGAAATGCCTCTACTTCTGCGGCATATCCCGTCTCCTTTCCGTTCTTTGACGCTACTGACCTCTCTGTAGTGGTCAACACGGGAGGGGTGCCTACGACTCTGGTCAATGGCACGGGGTACACGGTCACGGGAGGTGCAGGATCTACGGGTAATATCGTCACGACTTCTGCCATCCCTGCGACCTCCACGGTCATCATCACTCGCTCGACCTCCAAGACGCAACTCACCTCGTACACCACAGGAGACCGCTTCCCAGCCTCTGCCCAAGAGAAGGCATTGGACAAGCTGACCCTCCTTGTGCAGGAGGCGACAGCAAACAACCTCCCTGGCACAGCAACCGCATCAGGATCGGCTCCCTTTGTGCTTCAAGCCGCATCTGCCGGCGCGACCCCTGCTTGGGTCTCGCAGTCTGCTGGCGGCATCGCCGCTGGCGCGATTACCAACACCATGCTTGCGGGTGGCATCATTCCGGGGAAGCTCTCCACGGGTGGGCCTGTCTGGGATGCCTCTGGCAATCTGACGGCAACTTCGTTTATTGGCCCTGTAACGGGAGCCGTTACGGGCAATGTCACAGGCAACGTCACGGGTTCTGGAAACTCCACCTTTGCAGGAAATGTCGGCATCGGGACGAGTTCGCCTAGCGCAAAACTTCATGTGAATGGGCCGATCCTTGCAAACGGAAATTATTTTACTGGCGGGCCTGACTCTGGAATCTTTTTTGATGCTAATGCTTCATTCAACTACGGGATTTTTAGAAACTCGGTAAACGGAATAACGATTAAAGAAGGAGGAGCAGATCGTTTAGTCATTAACGCAGGGGGCGTAATCAACGCCCAAGGCAACCCGATCACGAACTGCCGCACAACCGCAAAGGCATGGGTAAACTTTGATGGGAACACTTCACCATACTCAATTAGAAGTTCGTTTAATGTCACTTCTGTTACACGAACTGCTAGTAATACTTTTACAGTTAATTATCCTGTAGGCATTTTTGCTGACACTAACTACGCACCTGTTATTTCAATGTCTAATTCTTTCACAAGTGGAGTTGCTAATGGAATCCCAGAAATAACATTTTTGACAGCTTCCTCGACGGGGGTTCGTTCTACACTTGCGACAACGGGTGGTGTGCCAGCCCAAGCATCCGACTTTATTACGCTTGTTGCGTTTGCAAACTAATAAGCTTTATGCCATTCATTATATACCCACAACAATACAACAAGCTCGCCGTCATCATCCCTACTGGTGATGTGCAGGATGCCATCAAAGACGTTCCTGCTGGCGTTGAATATGCAATCGTCGATTCGCTTGATGGCGTAGATGACGATTACTTCGACGGGTTTGTCTACGCAGACGGTGAAGCGGTTGCCGACATTTCCGCTTGCAAGGGTATCCACCTCGACAAGTTCCGCGCCGCAAGGACTCCGCTACTTGCGAAGCTAGACGTGGACTACATGAAGGCTATCGAGGTTGAGGACTCCGTTGCCGCTTCAGCTATTGCCGTCGAGAAGCAGGCACTTCGTGATGTCACCAAGCTACCCCTCCCCAACACGCTCCCCGAAATAAAAGCCACTTGGCCCGACATTCTCAACTAACCCCAACCTCCACGATCATGCCCTCACTCGAAACTCATCCCCAGACTTCCGACAAGCTCACGCTCGAAACCTTCTCCGAGAACGAGAAACCCGTTGAAGCTCCTGCCGTCGAGGAAGCTCCTGTCGTCGAGAAAAAGAAGTAGTCCATGTCCGACTTCCTGAATCCGCACCTGACCCGTCCTGCCGTCCGCTGGACTAGCGGCGATGCCCTCCCTGCCGTTGAGCAGACAGGCCCTGCCGCGCCTTTACTGGTGGACGCTACCACGGGAAGGTTGCTTGTGGACACGGAAGCTAACTTGACTGCCGACCTCTCGGATATTGAGAACAAGCAGGACACGACCAACGCCCTGCTCACGACCCAGGCAGCAGACACGGCGCTGATCAAGGCATCGTCTGCCTCGATTGCAGGCATGGCGATCCCGCCGAATGATTTCATCAGCCTCTCCTACACATCGGGGAACCTGACGGGGGTAGTCTACAAGTCGGGCGGGAGTGGCGGCACTACGGTTGCGACACTCACGCTTGCCTATAGCGGCAGCGATCTCGTCAGCGTCACCAAGAGCTAGTCATGGCATTTGCTTTCAACCCTATCACGGGCAAGCTCGATCTGGTCGGATCTGGTGGTGGAGGTGGTGCGACTCTCGGTGCTAATACCTTCACCGATGGCCAGACGATCACCGCCCCTGCAAACACCTCGGCCTTGACTGCAAGCTACAGCGTCACGGGCACGAACACGACACCTCTTCTCGACTTGTCGGGAACTTGGAACACGACGGGCATCGCAAGGGGCATCCTGCTCAACATCACCGACACGGCGAGTAATGCGGCTAGTCTTGTTGCTGATTTTCAGCGCAACGGAACTTCCGTAGCTTCTATCACCAAAACAGGGGCTTACAACATTAACGCTGCTGGATTGCCATCTAGCGGGATTGGGTGGACTTCATCCGCACACCTTGCTCTTACGCATAACGGCACGGTCAGAGGTATTGTTAATTCGCTTGGCATTACGGCAAATGCAGACACAAATCTTGGATTTAATTTTGCCGCATCTAACAACTCTGGAACAGCATTTCATGCTCGCATTTTATGTGATGGTACTGGGGTAGTCGCCCTGCGAAATGGAACGAATGCCCAGACCTTCCGTCTCTGGGGCACGTTCACCGATGCCAGCAACGGACGCAGACTCGACATCACCTCGACCACGGCTGGAATCTTCACGCTGACTGCCACGGGCAATGGAACTGGGGCATCGGGGAATCTTCTCAAGCTCACCAATCCGATCCTGCTTCCCGATTCATCGGTGACGCTGGCGACCAATGGAGACCTCGCATTCGAGGCGACTAGCAACACCTCACTGACCATCCGCTATCGCGGATCAGACGGCACGACCCGTTCTGCTTCCCTGACACTCACTTAATCCCGATCACCTATTCCCTATCACCCATACCCGATTCCATGACACCCGCACAAGCCCTGCAACTGATCTCCGAAGCGTTGGAGCCTCGCAACATCAACGCAATCTCTCGTGCTGGCTACATCGCCATCCAACAGGCCATCGAAGTCCTCGCCGCCGCGATCAAGCAACCCGAACCCTCCGAAGACCATGACGCTTAATCTCGACCCCTCCAAGCTGAACGGCCTCAACGCCATCGTCTCTCGCGCTAACGCCGTCGAAGGTGCCGAGCAGATCACGCCCGAAGCCTACATCACGGCAAGGTGCCACGAGATACTCGACTCCTACACCCAGCAAGAACTGGAGAGGGTGAAGCAGGAGGCCGCGCCACTCTTCGACCTAGCTGCAACACTTCCTCCCGACGCGCAGGAGCAGATTAAGGCCCTCGTCCAGCAACTCGCTTCCGCATAATGAAACTCCTCCGCGACCTCTGGCTACTGGTCAAGTGCTACCCTGTCGCAAGGCGCCGGGTGCTCAAGCTCTCAAAGGAAAAGTATCCTGGGGTAGTGTTGACCCAAATCGGCTATAACGAGGTCAGAACCGAGCTTCTGAAGAAGGGCTACAAGGACGATAGCATCACGGGTGCGATCATTTATATTGCGGTTTCTCTTGCCTATTTAACATCAGTCAGGTAGACGATGTTAAATGAGCGCAGATGATGTAGCAGTTTTACGCCTTAAACTTGAGCGTATAGAGACCGTCCTTGAGGAGCGGGCCTTGGTTGCTGATCGGAATCATCGCCTGATCCAAACTGTTATTGGCATTTTGGTCGTCCAGATTTTCGGGAGTCTGTTCTTTGCAGGGCAGAAGGCCCAAAAGATAGAGATGTTAGGGGAGAAGATCATTGCAATCGAACACCGGCTTAACACCGATAAATAGACTTTTATGACTTGGGATATTCCCCAAATGGTCACGACGATAGGAGGCATCGTGAACAAGTTCATCCCAGACCGGGATGCACAAGCGAAGCTACAGGCAGAGCTTCAAATGAAGCTGCTAGAGATTGAGGCCAATTCCGCCAAAGCGCAGACCGAGATCAACCAAGTCGAGGCGGCAAGTTCCAACATCTTTGTCTCTGGGTGGCGCCCCTGCGTGGGGTGGGTATGCGCCACGGCCTTTGCATGGCAGTTCGTGATTCAACCCTTTTTCTCATTTGCGTACACGCTCTACACCAAGCAGCCGGCGCCGGTCGTCGCCCTCGATCACGATGCGCTGAATACCGTGTTGTTCGGCCTCCTCGGATTGGGAGGCTTTAGGTCATGGGAAAAGGTGAAGGGAGTCTCCAAATGATCGACGCTCGCTCCCAGAAGAACTTGGACACCTTACTCCCCAAGGTGAAGCCGGTGATGGAGGCTTTCGTTCTTGAGGCCAAGAAATACTTCCAAGAGAAGGGAGTCGATTGTGTCGTCATCTGCGGAACCCGTACCTATGCAGAGCAGGATGCCCTGTACGCTCAAGGACGCACGAAGCCAGGGAAGATCGTTACAAAGGCCAGAGGTGGCGAAAGCCGACACAATTTCGGCCTCGCAATAGACTTGGGTCTCTTCGTCAACGGCAAGTATCTGGAAGACTCCCCCTTCTACGATCACATCGGGAAGGTCGTCGCCAAGTTCCCGCAACTGGAGTGGGGCGGGTCGTGGAAGTTCGTCGATGAACCCCATGTCGAATACCGCACCGGCCTCACGCTTGCTCAAATGCGCGAACGGGTAAAGACCGGCAAGCCAATCGTATGAACAACGAGACCGCATCCAACTGCCTAGCCGAGATCCTAGAGGCAATAGACGCCGGCGCTGAACCCCGTGTCGTCGGAGCTACCGCAATCGCGAATCGTGATGCCATCCGCAAGGCAGTGAAGACCCTCAAGCCAAAAAGCCGCCCCCGCGAGTCAACCGAGGACGAGGACTACTACTACTTCTAAAATGACACCAGAACGAGACGCAGAAGACATCTGGGGTGACGCATCCCAAAAGGGAATCGCCAAGTACCACTCGGGGCAAGCCGAACACAAGACGGCATTCTGGTCTGCCGGCGCCGAGTGGTACGCCGATCAGCTTGAAGACGAAATCCTCGACCTCGTTTCGTACTTTCACCATCTCCGCAAGCGCCTCAAAGCAATCCGCGCCGTCTCCGAACTCATGGCAACCGATGAAGTCGGCCTACACGAAGCCGCTGCCATGATTAAAGACCTTACAGACTCCCACCCCCCCCGTCACCGCCACAAACAAAGCAACGACTAGATGGCGAACATCACGCACAAGTGGAAGCGGTTGATGGCCGTTTCCTGCAGTCATGCTCGTTACGTCGATAAAGAAGCATGGAATGCCGTCCTGACCTTCAAGGAGCGATTCAAGCCAACGACGACCCTGCACCTGGGTGATTTCGTTGACCTGACTTCCCTCATGAGTGGCGCCAAGGGAGTCTCCGAGGCCGAGCCGCTAATCCCTGACATTGACACGGGCCTCCAGCACCTCCGCGAGTTGCGCCCTCAAATCGTGCTTTGCGGAAACCATGAAGTCCGCGCCTTCAAGCTCCGTTCCTCGCCATCCGCCCCCGTCGCGTACGCTTCCCACAAAATCGTGGAGGCTATGGAGCAGACTTGTCAAAAGCTCAAAGCCCGACTCGTTCCCTACGATGGCATTTTCCAGATGGTAGATATTGCCGACATCGGGTTCACGCACGGGAGCATCTTCAATGAGATGGCAAGCCGCGACATGGCGGAGACCTACTGCAACGGCAAGCGAACCAAGGTAGCGTTCGGCCACACCCATAAGGTCTCCATCCAATCGTCACGCACCATGACAGGGGGGACGGGTTACAACATCGGCACCCTTACCCAGAGAGGCGGCATGGACTACGCAAATACCCGCCGAGCCACCCTAGCGTGGACGCAAGCCTTC